CCTCCTAGCACAGACCTTCCACAAAGTCAAGAAATAAATTAAAAAAAGCTTGACATTTGCTAAAAAGTATGTTATACTATATAGTATATATAGCGTCATGCCGAGGAGGACAACATGACACCAGAAGAACAGAAATACTATGATAATTACTTTGAACTGTTTGCGTCTGCAGGTTGGGCGCAAATACTTGAAGAACTGAAAGATAGAGAAGCAGCTTATGATGTTGCTTTTTTACGTGATGAGAAAGACCTTTACAAAGTACAGGGTGAACTTTCCATCTTACGAATGCTTCTTAACTTTGAACAATTCATTGAACAGGGCTATGAAGCTTCAAACTTCACGTCTAATTAATCTCAGAGGGCTAGAGACTTAGACATTTAACTTTCCACAATACTATTAAAGTACGGAGAAATGCAATTATGGCAGAACTAGACAGTCGTCCAGAAGACTACAACGAAGAAACCTTTACTACTTTTGACGAGACTCCTGAACAGGAAGAAACTCCAAAGAGTGGCTANGAGGCGTACGCAGAACCAGAAGTAACACCAGAAGAACCAGANGAAGATGACCTACCTGATAAATACAGAGGTAAGGATGTCAAAGATATTATTGCAATGCACCAGAACGCTGAAAAGCTTCTAGGCAAGCAATCATCAGAAGTTGGTGAGTTACGGAAGGTGGTTGATGACTTCATTCAGACACAAACTGTTGCACAACAACAACAAGCCCCTGCACAGTCAGTGGAAGAAAGTGTTGATGATTTAGACTTCTTTGAGAACCCGAAAGAAGCTATTTCTAAAATGCTAGAGAACCACCCGTCAGTCAAACAGAGTCAACAAATGGCTGCTCAATTAGCGCAACAACAAACTGTTGCTAAACTAAAAGCAAACCATCCAGACTTTAATGACATTGTAGCCGACCAAGGCTTCATAGACTGGGTAGGTAAATCTAAGGTACGCACTAACCTATTACGTCAGGCAGACGCCTATGACTACGACAGTGCTGATGAGCTATTTAGTCTTTGGAAAGAACGTCAATCAATGGTGAATGACACAGTTCAGAACGAAGCAAGAGCTCGTAAGCAATCTGTTAAGACAGCCTCTACAGGCAACGTAAAAGGCTCAGGCGAACCAAGTAGAAAGAAAGTCTACAGACGTGCAGACATTGTAGAACTTATGACTAAAGACCCACAACGTTATCAAGCGTTGGCTTCAGAAATACGACAAGCGTATGCCGAAGGTAGGGTCAAATAACTTTTTTAATATTTAAAGGAAACTTAAATGGCTAACTTAACTCCATCTACTGGTAACACAGTAACTAAAGCAAATGCAAATACTTTCATCCCTGAACTATGGTCTGATGAGGTAATTGCAGCATATAAGAAATCTCTTGTCCTAGCTAACTTAGTGCAGAAGATGCCTATGACTGGCAAGAAGGGTGACACTATGCACATCCCTAAGCCTACTCGTGGTACTGCTTCTGCTAAAGCCGCAGCTGACACAGTAACAATCCAACAGACTTCTAACGATGAGTTAGTTATCACTGTTGACCAACACTTCGAATACTCTCGTTTAATCGAAGATATCACAGAAGTACAAGCGTTTGATTCATTACGTCGCTTCTACACAGAAGACGCAGGTTATGCACTAGGTCTTAGAGTTGACAATGACTTGTTTGAATTAGGTAAGTCTTTAGGTGACGGTACTGGCGCTTCTTGGGTACACAGCAACGCTTATCAGTTCAACACTACTACTGGTAAAGCTGAAGCTTATGACGCTGATGGCGCTACAGATATTGGCGCATTCAATGACCAAGGTTTCCGTGACCTTATCCAAGTTCTTGATGATGCTGACGTTCCTATGGACTCACGTGTATTGGTAATCCCACCGTCTGCAGTTAATGAGATTCGTGGTATTGACCGTTACAACTCATCAGACTTTGTAGACGGTCGTTCAGTAATGAATGGTCAAATCGGTACTCTTTACGGTATTGATGTATACGTATCGTCTAATGCACCTGTAATGGAAACTGGTGTTAAAGCTGGTATCTTAATGCACAAAGATGCGTTTGTACTTGCAGAGCAAATGGCTGTTCGTTCACAGACTCAGTATAAGCAAGAGTTCTTAGCAACCCTTTACACTGCTGATACTTTATACGGCTTAGAAGTATATCGTCCAGAAGCAGGTGTTGTTATCGCACTTCCTGCATAACCTAGAGTTATCTTCATAGGGCTTCATGAGAGGCCCTATTATACATAACTTTCCACAAAACAACGGAGTATTTTTATGGCAATTTTTAGAGGCGAAGGCGGAGCTGTTGCAAGTACTTCAGAAGCCAAAGCTAGTGAAATTCTACAGGCTAGTACCACAGCAGCAGCAGAAGCAGCCCAAAGCGCTTCTAATGCCCTTTCCAGTGAAATCTCGGCAGCTACGAGTGCCTCACAAGCGTTACTTTATGCAGAACGTGCAGAAGACGCTTCAGTAACTCCTCCTGACTTTTATTTTGACACTCTTGCAGATTTAGTAACTTCTACGAATTTTACTGAAGGTGAGATAGTACAAACTAAGTGTCACTCAGTACCTACCGACAACGGTGGGGCTACTTATCGTATCGTAACCACAGCTACCTATGCCGCAGAAGAACCTGATAGCCCTACGCCAGATGGTGAGGTTGTCAACGGTCGTCGTATTGGTATGGACCACACTATAGGCTCTACAGGCTTTATAGCTAAGTACCATGGTTCGGTAGGTCATGATAGAGCCTGTGGTGTTCTTGGTGACCAACGATTACTAGAGACTCCTTTACCAGAAGGACAGTATCATGATGACTTACCTGCCTTAAACAAGTTAGTTAACTGGGGACGTCTAGATAGTCCTCAAGATACTTATATCAATTCTGAAGGCAACTATGTAAACCAATTACAGAAAGGTTATCGTAGAGTAGTCTTCCACCCACGAAGCAAGTTTTACACTAATGGCTCACTAGACCTAAGAAACTCTCGTTACGATTACGATTTCGCACAGTGTATTATTATTCCTATGACGGCTACAGTTCCTGCCCTACTATGGGACGGTATCTTCTGTTCAATAATGAACTTAGTTATTGAGGGACTCCAAGAGTTAACTAGACACGATTGGATGCTATCACAAGAGCCTCTAATTGAATGGGGTGCTGATGAGCCTGGATATTACTCTAACGGTTCACATGTAACTTTTGAGCAAGTATTGGCTCGTGGTGGTTATCACACGTTTAAACTTAATAGTGTAGACAATAGCGATGCGTCTTATATTTGGGGTAGTCACTTTTTAAACTGCTACTTCCAAGACGCTGTAGAGTTCAACTTTTACTTTAACAGTCCTTTTGAAACATCTACGACAATGACTTATGATACTTGTCATGCTCGTTGTGTTACTCGTGATTCTGTTACTATAGGTGCGTATGATTACTTCTGTATTCGTCACCATATTGCAAATAGTACTAATGAGCCCGAGGTAGGTGCTGATTGGCAGCTTTATTGGGTTAAGAAAGACTCTGTATCAGATCGTGGTACTTGGACAAGCGGTAATCAATATTTAACACAAGCTAAAGGATTCTACTTTAATAACGTTAGTTCAGTGAGTTTATTAGGTTGTTCTCAAGACGGTGGTGTCAATACATTACAAGGTAGTGTTATAGACTACACAGGACAATTCCTTTTTGTTGACAGATTCCATTTGGAGTCCTACAACCACGATGAGATAAACACCACTAAACCTATTTTTATTAGAGGTGACTTTAAGTTTGAGGAGTTGTTCTTAGCAACCCATAGATTTAACTTACCTGATGGTGAGAAGGCTTACTTTATTGGCGGACCTTCTGATCCTGTTGATAACGGTAAACGTGCGACTATCTTAAACACAACTAATAAGACTCCAATATTCAACGGAACTGACCGTAATTTACCTGTTTGGGTAGACTGTGCAGGTTTCTTTTCTTTGGAATTGGGTGTTGGTGTTCCGTTAAATGCTGTAGAAAATGTTTCAGGTTCTGTAATAGCGCAACGAGGTATTAATAATAGAACACTTAAAAATGTCTTAGGTGGTGCAGTCCTTAGTTTAACTCCTTCAGCGTCTGAGAATGGCTATCATTACTTTGCAGGTGACGGTGGTACAGACCATACTCTTAATATAACATTAGACGATTATGACTATACGGAGTCTAGTGACACTACTGGAACTATTTACGCTACCTTTGAATATGACTTTACGTTACGTGAAGGTCCTAACAAAAACGGCAGGATTAACTTCATAGGGACTAACGGTGCAGCTATCGTACCACAGGCTTCTTTCCCTGCAGGTACTTATAGAGCTACTAAAGTTAGTGCTACTCGTTGGCACATCACAGAGTTGTCTAGTGAAGGCGAACGCACAATAGCGTCTAAAGTAGGCAGTGGTGTTGATTTGACATACGGCAAGGTAAACTACTTAGAATCCAGCGGTGGGTTTAACCTTCCGTTAGCTAGTGATTTTAACGAAGGTAATTACATTATTGTCGCTAAGTCTGAAACTTACAAAAATGAAACACCTACAATTAACTGTACAGGTTCTGATAACATTAGATATTCTGGGGGAACTGACACGGCATTACAGCTAGATGTTACAACAGCATCAGAGGTACGTTTTGTGTCTAATGGAATTGACGAGTGGAGTATATAAATGACTATTTTACTAAGTGCCATTAATGGTTCATCAACAGGCTCAGGTGATTTATTATCGACTAACAACCTATCAGATTTAACTAATGTTGCTACAGCTCGTACTAACTTAGGTTTGGGAACAGCAGCCACTGCGGATTCTACAACGTTCGCTTTGGCTACTAGTGTGTTTAGTGGTGATTATAATGACCTTGCGAATAAACCCACAATCCCAACAGTACCTACAAACGTTAGTGCTTTTACTAATGATTCTGGGTATATCACTAGCTATACAGTCACTGAAGGAGATGTCACTGCACACCAAGCTGCGTTAAGTATCACTGAAAGCCAGATTAGCGACTTAGGTTCTTATGCAACCATTAATAATGCTACATTCACTGGTGACACTACAGCGAATAACTATGTTGATACGGTGTATACACTTACAGGTACAGCATTAGATCCTGCAAACGGTAACGTGCAGACTAAGACAATGGCAGCTAACACTACGTTCACAGATAGTCTAACTACTGGTGAGAGTATGGTTCTAGTATTGTCTGGTGGTGACACCTATACAGCCACTTATCCAACTATGACTTGGGCAGGTGGTTCTGCACCTACGTTAACCAGTGATGATGCGTTAGTGTTCTGGAAAATAGGTTCAACTCTATATGGGGCGTATATCGGGAGTGTAGCGTAATGAAACTACCTTACATACTTTCAGGTATAAATAAAGACAGTGGTGGGGCAGTCGGTGGACCTGTTAGCCTAGAATATAGAGATAATTCTTCTCGTGATGGCGTAGGTGTAACAAGTTATACATTCAACTCATTAGATATAGGTTCTGCGTCTGCTGATAGATATGTTGTTTGTATCGTGCATATGTTTGCTGTTGCTGATTTTCAAGCGACTTCTGTAACTATAGGGGGTGTTTCAGCGCAAGAACTTGTTGGTACTACTGGTGGTGATATTAATACATATATAGGTATTTGGGCTGCCAAAGTACCCACAGGTACTACAGCATCGATTACTATAACATCTAGTGCCTCTGCTCCTACTTATGGTGTGTCAACTTGGAAAGCTACGGCAAATCAGCTTGGTGTAACAACTACAGGTGTATCAACTAGTTTGGCAGGTGGAGTGGGTAGTTTTACAGATACTTATTCAAGCGACTCCTTATTTGGCACTACGGGTTTAAATGATTCAAATCCTACATGGACTAACGCTACTAAAAAATATGGTGTTGATATGAGAAGTAACGAATGGATGTCAGGGGCGCAAGGTAACATAATTGATTCTTCTGGCACGGTTAGCTTTTCTGATTATAGATGTGCGGTCTTTGCGTCATTAGAAGATACTTCTCCATAATAAATGCAAATGTAATTTCATAAGGAAAAAACATGTTTATCAAAGTAACAAACGGAACAGCCGAAAAATATACAATCGGTCAATTACGTAAAGACAATCCAAACACATCATTCCCTAGGAACATTAGTGATGAAATACTAGCGGAATACAGCGTATATAAAGCTAATGCTACGGTTGCTCCATCGTATAATGAATTAACTCATGATGTAGTATCTAACGGCTATGAGCAAATTGACGGTGTATGGTATCAAGCATGGCAAGTTGTAGAATTATCTGATGATGAAAAGTCAATGGCACTAGCAGGTTTGATAAGCACATATGAGAGAGCCGTTGAAAGCCATATGGATGAAACAGTGGCAGAGCGTGGTTATTCTAGCATTGTATCAGCATGTAGTTATGCAGGTGCGCCTAATCCGTTTCAGGATGAGGGTATTGCGTGTTTAACATGGCGTGGCAATGTATGGGCTAAATGCTATGAGATACTCGCAGAGTTCCAAGCAGGTACAAGAGATAAGCCAACGGTTGATGGTCTTATTAGTGAGTTACCAGTTTTAACGTGGGGTGATTAAAATGGAACTATTCTTACAGATTATTCAATTAATCCCAGTAATCTCTATGGTCTGTAGTGTCATTGCGGCTTTAACACCAACACCTAAAGATGATGTATGGGTAGCTAAATGGTATAAGATTATTGATGTGTTTGCTATTAACATTGGTAGAGCAAAGGAATAAATAGATGAGTGAAGATAGGCTCAATAGGATAGAACAGAAGCTAGACAAACTTGTTGACATTATTGAGTCTATTGCTCGTGTCGAGGAGAAGATAGCTTCTAATGATAGCAAGTCTGAAAGACTAGAGTTTCGTTTAGATAAGCTTGAAGAAGAAATGGATGACGTTGGAAAGATAGCAAGGCAAAACTCAGGAGTGGCGAGGTTTGCTGATAAGTTCTTTTGGCTACTCATAGGTGGCATTATTAGCTTTACAGTCTGGGCGGCACGTATAGGAGTAAGCGGATGATTAAGAATACAATTCAAAACACAATACAGAACACAATACGTAACACGCTAGGCGATGAAGCGTTCAGCATGTTAGACCTGTTCAGCGGTGGCAAGCGTGGCGTATGGTATGACCCAAGCGACTTGTCGACTATGTATCAAGAGTCTACGGGTGGTACACCTGTAACAGCAGACAATCAGCCAGTTGGCTTGATGCTTGATAAGAGTCAGGGTGATTTATTAGGTGTTGAACTTGTCACTAATGGCACGTTTGATGCAGATACTAGTGGGTGGCAGTCTGCAAGTGACGGTAAATTAAACGCTACAGGTGGAAATTTAGTGGTCACAGGAAATGCAGGAGACGTTGCGTATGCCTCTGCGTATCCAATGACGTTAGAAATAGGAAAGCAGTATATACTATATGTTGACGTAATTTCATTTACTCAGAGCGCAGATATTCGGCTGGGAAAGGTGGTGACGGCAACAGATTATGCACACATTAGTGAGGCTGAAGTTACGGCAGGAACAACATACACAATTTCATTTACAGTAACTACTACAAGCACGGTCTGGATTACTTTGTACGGCTTTGGTGATGGGGGTAGTGCTTCATTCGACAACGTAAGCGTCAAAGAAGTCCTTGGTACAACAGCAACACAGCCAGTGTCAACATTAAGACCAACGTACCGCTCAGACCCCGACAGACTGCAAATCGACCTAGCAGAAGATAGCCTATTGTTCGATGTTCCCACAGGTGGCATTGACGGCTATATGACGATAGCAACAGCAGACGGAACAGCTAGCTATGGTGTATCATTACCAGAGGGTCAGTATGAGCTAGGTGGTGACTTCTTCCCAAGCACTAACAGCATGAGTGGCTTCTTATTGCGTGAGGGTGATGTCAGTAAGTCTGATTTACGCAACATTGAGAAATACTTTGTTAGTAAAGGGG